TGCGGCTCAAGCAAAAGCGAAGGGCAAGTAGCCCCACCCGAATAATCCAAACGGGGAAGGTTCGCAACGGGGCCGACTGATACCGCCGCGCTTGTGGTGGCGATGTAGTCGGTGGTAACACCAGTTTCCAACTGCGCACCAAAAATAATTAAACCGCTTGTGCCATCGCCCGTATAACTTCTCGTAGAGCCATCGGTGCTTATAAAAAACCCCGTAGCCGAATCGCTAGAAGTTAATAGAGTGACGGAGCATCTATAAAATCCGTTTCCAGCCGCTTCAATTTTTCCTATTGCGTTGGGGTGACTTGATACGACTGTTCCATTTAACAAATTAAAGTATGAATACTCGCCAATTGAAGCATTCCCTATTGAAATGTAATTCCTACCCGCTGGTTTAGCAAAAATAGACAATCCCCATTCGCCCGCACCCGATAATGGCCCAGATTTCAGTAGCCAGTGAAAGTTTGTTGATGTGTCCTCAACTAACTTAAAGGCTGTGGTTCCACCATTTGGGTCGGGCTGACCACTTACAAGGCTTGATTGAGGCTTAGTCCAATAAGCGTTATCAAACTCATTTGAATATGCAAACAAATTAGTCCGCACCTTCTCAATAAGGCCCGAACTATTCACCCGCGTTGCGGTATCGTTTGAGCGTGTGAAGGTGAGGTCTCCCGTGCCGTCAATCGGCTTTACTGAATAGACCTTTTGGTCTTTATATCCGCTTGGAATCATTACAAGCGAGGCATCATCAAAATAACTCATCAGTTCAAATTAAATAATTGTTCAATAAGGCAGTCTCGGCCTTCAAGCGTAGCCCCATCATCAGTCATCCGTTGGATATAGGTGTCAAATAGTTCGTAATAGTTATCCTCTCCCAGATCTTGCAGAGCAGCCACCAAACAATCGTAGCCCTCTAATACGCCTCCATCAGCCTCTACCCGTGCTTGGAAAGCAAGAGCGATGTCATTGATAGGTGCGAAGCAAGGGGGTGCGCTCTCATTCTGAATGGACAGAGTAGTTCTATCGGTATCTCCCCACCAACTGCTGCAATATGCGACTCCCCAAGATATTAGATTAGACATTTTTTGTTTCTTCCTTTAGAAATAACTTTAATTTCAATATATTTTCCCTCTTTGGCGTATAGGCTCTTTTAGAGAACCCACCCCCCGCGTTGGATTTCCTTGTCTGGGTAGATGTCTTCATTGATGTTTGAATTGTATTCGGGGAAGTCGTTCTGGTGAAAACTCATATAATCAACAAACCGCTGGGTATAGTAGTCAAAAATCTTACGCTCCTTCTCAATCAAAAAATCAACCTCTCCTTTATCTGCCGTAGTGGAGTTTTCAGAAGAGTGCTTGTATATACCCCCATTGGAGATAGTATAGGCCGCAAACGGCAAGTATTCAGCCATAGCGGAGTGAATTAACATAGGCTGGATGTATGTATTCACTAGCGTTAGGTAACCTCCTGTAAGAGTCCCTGCGATAATGTCATCAGAGATCTTGTCATAGAGTTTTGTACCCAAGTAGTTTTGGATGTGAATCTCTTGCGCAATCTTAATGAACTGAATAAACTTATCCGTGTCCACATTACCACCTAATGCGGTCTGCCGCACAATGTCCTCTCGCTTAATGAATAGAGCAGTTGCCATCTTTTTACTTTAAGAATCCTTCGTTTGGCATATCTACGGGTCGCTTCGCTACCAACTCATCGTTGACCTGCAATTCAGCACCTGCTTTTCTAGCCTTATTTACGCTTATTTCTGCATTCGGGTTTTCAGCATCAACGCCCAGACCCTTCTTCTTTGACATAAATGTCTTACGCATCCAGAAGTGATGGCATCGTGCGCCACCCTTGTACAACCAAATGTCGTAAGTGGGGTCGCCTTTAGGGCCAAAGCCCTTGCCTCCTGCTGATACATCATTTACCACTTTGTCCCCCATAGCGATAATGTCTTCCTTTCGGTAGACCTTCCCTGCATCAACCATCTTCTTGCAAAAGTTTCGTGAAGTGCTGCTTACCGAATCGGGGGCATAGGCGTAGCGAACTTTGTATTTTAAGCCGCTATCCGTAACGCCATCTTGTTCGCTTGAAGCGTTAGGACGAGCCGTTCCTGTAGATGCTAGGCTCAACATCTTGTCAAGAGCCTCCTCTTGGGCGTAATCTACGGGCCTCTCGTCCACTAACTCCCACTCATCGGTATCTATGTCCTCACCTAGTGCTTCTAGTTCGCTAAACGCAGAATCTAACGCAACATCACTTGGTTGGTGAGTAGACATCTTTACGCCTGTTTCTTCTTCTTTGGTTTCTGCGTCTGCTACAATTCCTTCTGTAAACTCTAGTGGCTGGAGTGTCTTAAAGTAGATATTAAGGCTAATGTCGTTGAAGGCTAGAATGTCCTCAATCTTATCCAGAATCAATTCTTGAATAGGGGAGATAACAGTGTTCTCAAACAAGATTGATGCGGTACGCAATTCGTCAGCGTTATTGCCTAATCCTGTCTGGTCTTTAATGCCAAGCAGCATAGGGGATGTTACGCGGTGCGCGACCATCAACTTACGCATTGACTCGTCAGCCATAAACTGATATTGGGCCGAAGCATCTGACAAAGACACAGGCTCAATAGTAGCAGCCATCTCTTTGTTGTCGTTAAACGCCAAGATAAAACGCCCTGCGTTAGAAGACCCGCTGAACTTGTCGGCAATAGCATTCTCCATCATTGCCTGTGCTTCCTCATCTGGAACTCCGTTATTGAAGTTAATCAGCATTGAAGGCGATAGGCCGTTCTTAATGTTATTGATGTGGTAGTTTGCAATCTCCTCTTCTAATTCCGCATACGGAAGGCCTCCTTGATAGTCAACAGGGGAGTAGTAATAGAATCCAGCGCGATAAGGGCGAATGTATAGAATCTCAATTCCGTCCTTGCTAAATCCGAAGGCTGGAATGCGAATAGGCGTTTCTTTCTTCTTCTTTACCTCTGACCAATCCTTTGCGTAGTAGTATGCTTCAACATCTCCTTCGTCATTGCACTTTTCAGCGCGGAGCGACTCAATGGGCATATGATATACTTCCGTAATACGCTTATGGTCTTTGGAATAGATTACCTGAAAAGCAGCCTGTCCCATCATCTTAAGATCTGCTGAGACTTTACGCAAACAATCCTTGCCGAACAACGACTTCATTTTAGCGTACTCATCGGGCTTTCGGTTGCTATCTGTAGCATCCAGACCTTTTCCGTAAACTAGTTCGCTAATTCCGTTAATGATAGCGTTATTGGTTGCGCTGCCATTATATCGGTCAATCAGATATTGGAAATAGTTGTTGTCATCTCCGTACTCTACCCATTCCATATTCCCAACCTCCTTAACGACAGGTGTCGTGTAGGATGAAAAGTTTACGACTCTAATGTTGCTGCTCATAAAATGATAAATTCATTGTTGTATGAAGTTTCTTTGGTGTAAACTCCCTCGTTTATGAAAAACTTATCGTATTCCGTCTGTGAAGTTACAAATGCTCTGCCGCGATAAATGAGATTAGAGCCTTTAAAAACCTCCATAGTATAGAATACCCCAGAAGATAGATTGAAAGCCGCAGAAAGCAGCATATAGCCCTTATTTTCGGTAATGGTTGGGTTTATAGATGTGGTGGTGTTTGTACTCTCGTTTGTAAAGTAGATAGTAACGCCATCCAAATCGTTTAACGCCTGTGTAACGCAGCCCTGCGCCTCTAGTGTACCCCCATCAAATAGCACTCTTTGGAAATATAAATCCAAATCTTCCGAAGAGAACACAGAATCTCTTGGAATGATAGTGATTGTCTGGGTCGTTGATACGGGTCTTAAAATGTGCATCGTACTTAAGTAACCAAAAAACGAAAGTTTTTTCCATAAAGAAGGGGGGACACTACTCCCCCCTTCAACACACACTAGCCCAGATTAGGGCAGCCCTGTACTTAAACAGGTATGCAAAAATACAAACTTATTTGCTGATACGCAAATTAAGGATTGATTTGAGTCGCGCTAACGCTAACACCAGCGGCAACCAAAGCGGCAGCAGGAGTAGCAGCAGAAGCGATAAAGTTGGCAGGAACTTTCTCCTTGCCAGACAAGGTTAAAGTATATCCCGTCAAATCACCCATTGCAGCACCCGTAACGATAGTTCCAGCGGTTACCTCTGCACCATTGACCAAGCCCATAACGAACAAGTTTCCGTTCTGATCTTCAACGATAACGTGAGGGCGGCCATAGGCCATCAATTTCAGTTCCTTGTTAGAGGCCTTATCCAATTTGGTGAAGGTCAAGTTCAAGGTCTGCTCCATATACATAGTTCCGTTCTCTACAGAACCTACGAATGATTGCTCAAAAGATGACTGCTCGCGCAAGTCATACTTGAATGCTCCAGGCGTACCCGCAAATGAATCAATTACATCGGTATCGGTAACATCATAAGTTACCGCACCCAAATCGCCATAATCAATAAAGTAAGCGGCAACGAGTCCACCTACTGATTTTTCACAGGCTACTGCCCGTCCTGTTGTGAGAATTGTACAAGCCATTGTTTTAAGAATAAAAAAGGGGGCAGGGCATTAACCCACACCCCCTCTTGGTTAATTATTTAGATTGATTAGGCGTAGTAAACTACTTCAGAACCAATTCCGTACTGAACACCAGCGGTGTAACGCATAATTACGCGTACATTCTGTGAGCCGTCAAGATCTCCCATATCCAACAACTTAACTTCGTTGTGGTCAGAAAGAAGACCTGTTCCGAAGTACAAGTTAGAAGATTGAGCAGCAACCATCTTGTTAGAAGGAAGGCCGTTTACCATAGCAACACGGACACCATCAAAGAACAAAGGTTGATTGCCATACCATTGAGTACCTTTTGCATCAGTACCAGCAGCACCCAATCCAGCAGCACCGAATCCACCCAAAGCGCGGACATAAGCCTTAGCAACATTCTGGGGAACATAGATGGTCAAGTCCTCCTTGCCGTAAAGGGCAGAGGGAACAGCATCCATAACTTTACCCATCTCTTCAATGACATTGGCAGCGGTAACAGTTGTACCTGTAACATCAAGAACAGAAGCGTCAGCAGCGAACAAGGTAGTGAAACCATCAAACTCACCAGCGGTAGCGTTAACACCAGCCCAAATAGTTTGCTCGGTCTTCTGTGCAACTTTACCAGCGATGTTGGCAATCAAGAAGTCAGAGAAGTTAGCGGGAAGATTGTCATAGGCAGAATAACCCATTTGGATTGCCTCCCAATCAGAACGGAAGTCCTTTTTGCACAACTGCAAGTTCACTTGGAACTCTTCTGGTTGAAGAACACGCTCGGTCAAAGTGACGGTTGATGTAGCACCGAAGTCACAAGTAGCATTGGCAACGATATCGTCAATAGCCAATTTCTTGATTACTTCTTTGTACTTCACATTAGGCTTGACTTCAATCAAGCCTTTGTCAATGGTGTCTGCGCTCAAAAGAGCAGCAGCGATGTACTTACCTGCAAACTCTCCAGCGTAAGTAGTTGTAATAGATGTGGTCGTAGCCATTTTTTATTTTGGTTTTTTATTTGTTCATTT